AGTGCTTACTTGTGGAGTTACTTCTGCTTTTTTTACTGCTTTAGGTGCTTTGTATCCAGGAGGTGGTGCTGTTGCTCCATCATCTGGACTTGGGATACCATTCTTATCAAACGGCTTATAGTTTGGATTAGTTGGTCCAGGATTCTTCGGACTCCATTGTTTACCTTTATTAGCACCCTGTGTAATTGTTGTGCCTTCCATTGCTCGTTCAAATGCTTCAGCCATATCTTTTTCTGCCTTACTTGATTTTTCAGTTTCACGTCTAGCTTTGTCGCTTAGATTAGTTACTCGACCACGTGGGTTCTTTTTAGCATCNGNCTTCTTCCACTCGCCTTCATCTTTCCAGCTAGTGACTTTGCCTTCTTTATCTTTAACTTCAGTACGTGCTTCTTTAACTTTTTCTGGAAGCCCTTTAGTACTAGTACTTGCAAAATCTTTGGCAGCTTTTTTAGTCATACCTTTTGCAATTTTTGCCACTTCTGGACTAGCAGGCTTTTCGCCCTTTTTGGCTGCATATACTGCGCCCATTAAACCTTGTTGTGCTTTGCTTTTTGATGGCATTATAATCTCCGTTACTATATTTATTATTATCGTTTAATAGCAGGGCCGCCAAAGAGACTTCCGCTAGTATCTAATCCGTTTGTTCCTGGCTTTTGTGGTATTGGCTTAGGTTGGGGCGGTGCTTTTGTGCCGCTTTTTCCTGGGCTACCAATATAGCTCTTTTTGCCTCTAGCTGGCCCTGGGCTGAGATGTGGAGCATCAACTGTGGCAATATTTCCTGCGCTAGTTGCACCTGCTGTAGCTGATTCATCTAACGGTTCTGGAACAGTTATTCTAGTAGGGGCACCCGCAACTACACTTGAATCAACTTCGTATCCTTTTGGCAATACACTGATAATTTTTAAACTGTGTGTTTTGTCGCCAACTTTTACTGGCAAACTCTGACCAACTGCATACTTTCTCTTCTTTGCAACTGCCGGAGCTGTCATTGATGGTAAACTGCCTGATGAACTGCTTGAGCTTGTCTTAGTGTCTGGCATTATGTCTACGTTTTTCTTAATCAGTTCTTGACCAATCTCTCTTTTAACAGCACCTTTACCTAAAGCCATAGCACCTTGAATACCAGTCTTTGCAATTTTAGCCGCTCTCACTGCTGGAATAACTGTGGCTGCATCTACTAGTGCATCGCCTACTGTGTACTTTGGTGTAATGTTAGTTTGAATTACATCTTTGATTTTAGAGCCATATTTAATAACATCTTTTGCATCAACTCCTGGTATATAGTCTGCAATTGCACCTGCTGTGAGTTTAGATCCAAAGATGTCNGCAATNGANACATTTCTAAGAGCATCGCCTATTTCAAATTCAAGTAACACTTCTGATATTTTCATTATACGCCTTGTACGTCNTGACCTTGTGCTTTTGCCTGTGCAAANGCTAACAACGCTTCTTTTTTGTTTTTAAATTTTACTTTTTTACCATTAATGATTAACTCGACTTCATCTTCTGGTTTTACTGCGGTATTAATTGCTGTCTTAGCGTAGTCGCCAGCAGCCGACGCAGTATTTTTAATTTTGTCTATTACACTATTGGCCGTTCTAACCAATTGCGATCCACTTGTTGAACTTCCAGATGTTCTAGAGTTCATATCTGCTAAAGCGGTAACCCCTAGTGCTGTACCTGGTGCGTATGCTTTACCGCCTGCTTTATAAATTGCCCACTGATTTGCTTCGTCTTGACTAGCAAATGATTGTTTGTCACCACCTGCATTCTTGTAATACCAGACTGCAACTTTTTTATCTAACTCTGGATCTTGTGCTAACAGTTCTGGATTTTTAACTAATGCGCCGCCTAAGCCTAACGCTTTGTCAGCAGCCGCATAATTTGATCTTCCTGTTAAACCAGTTAATCCTCTTCCTCGAAAATTATATCCATCATCACCAGTATTAGATAATTGACCGCCATATGCTTTATTAAAGAATGCTTTTGGGTCTGCTTTAAGTGCGTTTAGTTCAGAATCACTCATTCTTGCAAATTGTGGTAGTTTTTCTCTAATTCTACTATTGCTGGTATTAGTGTAGGGTATTTCTTCAACTCCGTATTTTGCTCCAGACTCTTGTCCAAATTTTCCTAATATTGCTTTTTGCAAATACGGATCTTTAATTCCTTGTTTTTCAAATTCTTGTTGAAATGCAACATTGTTGTCTAATTCTTTAGGAACACTTTTTGTAGTTGCCACAGGCTCTTTGACAGTGGTACTTGGCTTATCTCCAACTACACTTTTAACTGCACCAGTAACTTTGTCTTCAATGTTACCTAGTACACTATCTTTATCAAAAAGTTCTACAATTCTCATTCTATTGGCCTCTCACCAGTGAGATAAGGACGGCTGAACCAGAGTTTAAACCATTCAGGAGTCCCAGGTTTAATATTATGTTCGCGCTGTAGTTTTCCTTTGTTGTCACCAGTTCCACTTATATTACTGCCTTGCAACCCTCTATACTCTTGCAGTCTAGCCTGGCCATTTAGACCACCTAGTCCTGAGAGTATTTTTAATTCTTGTATAGGGTCGTTAGGATCAAGATAGCAGTCCTCTGGACTGTCTTGATTTAAATCCTTTGTGCTGACCCTATATTGTTTCATTTTAATGTTGCTCTTAACATCCAGCTGTGCTTTGCATGTGCGTCTTGACGCTCTGCTAAGAAGTTACTTAATCCGTAATGACCATTTGAGTCAGCCATTCTGTAAACAATTTTGAAAAGTTCTTCCATTTTTTCGCTATCTGCTAGTAGTTCTGCACACATTGCAGGAGCTTCTAAAATTTCAGTTTCATCATCAATTTCGCTTAACATGCTAAAGCGTTTGAAACTTGCAGGTGCATACGTTTTTACTTTGCGTAAGTTCTCTGCAAACGTGTCAATGCTGCCGTATACTTCTTCGTATATGCCACCAAACAACGCATGGAATTGTTCAAAGAACATGCCTTCAACATTCCAATGAAAATTTTGGGCCTTAAGCACAAAAGCGTACTCGCTTGCAAAGGCTGTTTTTAATGCTAAATGATATTTTTCGTCCATAATTTATTCTCTTATTTTGGTGCCCAAAATTTGCCTGGACCAAATGCTTTATCTGCCATATCCTTTTGCATACCAAAAGAACGTCCGCTTGTATTATACTTAGCTTTGGCCCACTTACCACTTTTAGTCTGCTTGATTCCATAACTGGCAGCTTCTTGTTCTTTACCTGCAGGGACATCATAGAAATAATATCCTTGCAATACAGGCGTGTCTTGTGGTGCTTGATACTTGTCGTCTAGATCGTGTCTTTCATCATTTGCGCCACCGTCTAATTGATATGCTAAACTGTCACGCTTACCCATACCACTGACACTACTTGCATAATCTCTATCATACGCACTTGGGCTTCCTGGTCTTCTGTACATACCTTCTTCAACTTCTCCATTTTGATGCTGACTTAAAATGTAGTCAAATGCTGTTACTAAGTGTTCCTTAGCTAATGTAATTTTACTTTGCACCCATTCAGGAAGATTCTCACCATCAATCAAGTTGTCTTCCATTTCTTTAGCACAACGCTGAATTGTCTGTAACTGGTTAGATGCCATACCAGTCTCATCATCATATTCGCCGTCATAATCTTCTTTAGTTTGTGCTTGTTTATATTTTGCAGTATTATTGGCAGCAGTTTGATTGTCAAAAGGTCTGTATTCTTGAGGCAATGCTGTAGCCAGTGTGTCGCCGATCTTTGTAGCAACTTGCTGTATGATGTTACTAGACTCTTCATTCATTGCAGCCCAGTCATCATGATCGATGTAAAAATCACTATCAGGATCGTAATACTTGCCTTCACGTGGGTCGTAGTATACTACTTTGCCATTTTTAGCATGGAATGGTCCTTCTAATCCAGGACGTTCTTGATAACGTTCTTTATCAATGCCTGGGACTATACGATGTCCTTCGGCAAGTTCCATTTCTTTTTTCTTGTGCTTTGTGTCGCCTTGTTTGACTGCTTTCTTTTTATCCTTGTGTGCGCCAGCGCCACCAGTTTTAGCATTCTTAGCAACAAAATTTCTTGGGGTAGTAGCAGGAACTTTAGATATAGTTTTGCTTTCTAATATTTGTGTAATTTTCATGATTGTTGTTTTATCCCTCTACTTGCTACTCCGCCTTTACGACGTCTAGCTTCTAGTTCTTGTTGTCCGTGTTGTATACTACGGATATTTGTTTCTAATTCTGGAAAGTGTTTAACTATTGTGTCCCACATTCCAGGACTGTCAGCTTCGTTTGCTTGTGCAGCCATACGTGCTAAATCCATTAACTGTGCTGCCGCACGTTGTTTGCGGTAGCTTAATTTGCCAGGATTAAGACCTGGCGGCATCACCATTGGATCATTTGGATTTTGTGGATCCATCTCAATTGGTGCTTCTAGAATACTTTCTACTTTGCCAGTTAGTCTACGCATAAATGCTTCATGATCTTCCATGACACCTAATGCGTCAACAATTGATTCTGATAAGTTCATTTTCTTAGCTTCTTTTTCTAATGCAGCCTTGCGTCTAACTAGTTCAGCTTTTAGTTCTGGATCCTTGTGTGTATTTGGATCTGTTTGAATATCCTGTAGTGCTTTTCTTTTTGCAGATAAATCAGCTTTATCACGTAATTTAGTTTCGTTCATTGTGTCCACATCTCTCTGAACTTCTGGAGCTTTCCCAGGAATCTTTTTAGCTACTGGTTTAGTTACTTGTGCGGGTTGAGCATTTTGTTTAACAGGAGTTGCAGGGGCTGTTGGTTCGCTAGTTGCGATACCCATACCTTCTCTTGTTGCTTGATATAATGTTTTGCCGTTTACAACGACGTCAGGACCAACACCTGTGAATTGCTGGAATAATTTCTCGTTGCCGGAAGCAGCCGCTTGGCGAGCTTTAGTTCCACTGTAGCCAGTCACCCCTTCTGCATCTGGATCACGCTGACCGCTACTAACGAAGTTAATAACTACATGCTCTCTCGCACCAGCTGGATCAGTAGAGCGTACTGGTCCACTATTCCAACTGTTTAGTAATTTCTCAATGCTACCTTTTTCTTTTCCAAGTCTGTCACTGCCTGCAACAAACACCATGTTACGATAACCTTTACTATACAGCCAATTGGCAGCATATATTGGACCTTGTACAAAGTCAGTAACAATGTGGCTTGCNGCATTTGGATAAATTTTAGCAACAAATTGTGCTTTTAAAGAAGGATCAATTGGATTGTCTGTTGCATCAGTACTGTTACTTAGGAATATAAACGAACTTTCTCCACCTTGTTCTAATGTCTTGTTTATCACAAGTCCATGTCCCATTGTTGGGGGATTCATACGACCAAAGCAAAAACTTGCTACTGGCATTTGACTTTTCTGTGCAACTTCTTCATCGCTAGGCTTATGTTTAGCAAAGTTTGCACGACTAAATCCTAAACGATCAATCAATTTAAGTTTATCTTTGCCTGCACCAAATACATATCCTTCGTGTGCATCTAATCCATCTGTTGTGGCAATAATTTCACTGCCTTGCTGTTGTGTATCAATTTGTTGTTTGATGTGAATTTTTAAATCAACAACGGATGCCCACATAGTCCAAATACCTAATAAGCCAGGACCACCGCCATCTTGTTGATATAACCATCCATCATTATTATCGCCAATCATTTTTTGAGCGGCGGACGCAGTCAAACGTTCTTTTAAAAATTCTAAAAATCTTGGAACAATATTATTTTGTATGTCATTTTCTTCTAACATACGAGTAATGAATGGCCCCATTGCAGTAATAACTGACTTGCCCTTCATTGCTGTTAATTCTTTAATAAAAGAATCAACTGCTTGTCTATTATCATTAATAGTTGCTTGTGTTGCTGAGAACAAATCTGTATTAATTGCAACACGTGGTTTGTCTTTCATTTCCCCTACTAGGAATGTAACACCTGCATCTTCTACTAGGCCCTTAAGACCAATTAGAGGTTGGTCACTTTGACCTAATCCACTAATGTAAGTATGAACTGCAATGCCACCAATACTACGTGCTATCTTGTCACTTAACGTTGCTCCTTGTCCTGGAGTCGCATCAATTTTAACTTTGTATTCAACAGTGTTTGGTTTAAAAACAAAGTATCCGTTTTGTGTTGGCGGAGTTCCTGACCACATTAGGTCACCCATCCAATATTGATCTTTTACATTTGGTACAGCTTTTTCTAATGCAGGGCGTAATACGCTTTCTTTTTCCCACAAATCATTTCTATTAGCGTCACGAGACAAGTCATAATCTTTAATAGACATAAACTCTATCTTACCTGCAACTACCTTTTCGTACATGTGCTTATCCATAAACACAAGTGTACCATTCTTATCTCTACCAAATACTACTGCTGGAAAACCGTCCCATTTAACAGTGACTGTGCTTGGGTCTTTTTGTAAACTTGCTAAATCTTTTAAAACTCTATCTGCGCCAGCAGAACCTTGAGAGATAATAAGGTCTTCTGGATGGTCAATACCTTCCATAATTGCTTCGCGAGTTGGCTTAAAAAGTTCAAATAAGTTCATAATATGTATTTATTGTGATTGTTGCTGGGGTAGCTGTGCTAATTTTTGTGGCTGTTTTGCTAATGCTGTTCTAATACCTGTCATACTTGCCAAATCTCTAGCAGTTGCTTGCGGCCCTAACAATACTTTAGCAATGTCATCTTTATTAATTGCAATCACTTGATTGGTATCTCTGTCTACCAAGCCTCTGTCTGGACTGAATTGTAAATTGCCTTTTTCTTCACCTGTCTTTGGATCAATATAGGTTTTTTGACTAGCAAGTTTAGACAGTACAGGATACATTTGCGTCCACAAATCGCCACCACGCATTGTAGTATCTTTGGCAAAGTCATGCGTATGTAATTCCCAAGCTTCTTTAGGACGAACAATTAAATCTACTGAGAAAGTTTTATCCCCTGCGCCATACTCTACTGTTAACGTTCCTGGATCAGTTCTAAACCCACTCTTACTCATATAATCAGCAAGTGCCCACTTACTAGCACTTAGTTCTATTTTTGCTTTTTTTGCAGGGTCTGCCATGGCTGTGGCAATTGCTTTTGGTCCAACTGGTTTAGAACTAGCGGAATTGTATGCTTCTACATTTGGCGGAAATTGCTTTAGTAAATTTGTTGGATCAATCATAATATCAATATCACCACTGTCTTCTCTGCCACCGCCACCATATGGATGCTCTGGATCAAAACTGCCAGCACCGCCAGCAGTCCAACCACCAACAATGCCTGCTTTCTTTAATACAGGATCAAGTGCAGATTTTGCAGTTAAAAAATCTTGCTTAGTTACTCGAGACACTTCAATGCCTTGACTAGCAAGACGTTTACCTGCTTCTGTTATTAATTCTTGAATTCTCATTTAGACCCCGTATTTGTTTCGTTTAGGTTTAGCAACAGGACTAACTTTGTTAGTAGTATCTAACTCCATACTTTTCATATTGCCATTGTTTAAGTCTTCATAACTTGCACCAACAGCCTTGTACGCTTGCATCAGCATGTCATTTTCTTCTTGTGTATAAGGATGTGCTGATTTCTTTTTGCCTATCCAGCTCTTAGAATCTATATCAATTGGGTCTTTACCGTTAGCACCTGCTACTGCCAAACCTAAACGATATGCAGTATAGTCTCCGCTAACTTTCTCTCCGTCACCATAAAGGTGTACACCAGCAGTTGATTGGTTTTGACGCTTGGTCATTTTGCCGTCTTTCTTTTCAACGATGAATTCTTTGGCTCGCATTAAAATAACCCCTTAACCATATCTAAACCTTTTTGTATTGATTCTCTGTCAGCATTTGCTCGAGCAATTGCGTCTGGCGTTTGTGCCTTGTCACGCTTCTTACCTGCAATATCAATTTGTGCTTTTTCTTCGTAACGTGCAATAAACTTATTTAAGAAATCTTCAGAACTGGTAAAGTTTGTAAAGTCTCCCTTACCAAACATTTTGTTTAGTTCTACGCTACGTGCAAATCCTTTGACAGCATTTACCATAGTGGCAATTTTAACATCTTTTGGATTGTTTCCTGGGAATTGTTTTAGTAGTGGATCAATTTGTGGATTATTTAACCCCATTTGTTTCGCGTCATATATGAACATATCATATACAAAAGTATTTGGGTTAATAGTAACTGTTACAGTCTGTGTGCCTTTTTGTTTACTAAAAGGTACACGTTGATTATCAATTACTTTTAATTGTACACCTGCATGTTGGATACTCATATCTAATAGTTCACCTAATACACTGAACATATTGCCCATTAATAAACCTTTAACACCGCGCTCTGGAGTTACACGTGCCGCACCCCAAGCCGCCATTTTCTGTTCATGCCACATAAAATCAATTTGTACAAAGTCTTTTGCACCAATTTGAAAAATAGGATGTCCGGGTTTGCTCTCACTTGTGTCTACATAACTTGCGCCGCCACCTTTGACAAAATCGTCAGATAGTTTATTCCAGTATGCGGTAAATTGTCCATAACTGCCTTCAATTGGTGGAGCAATCATTTGTAGATCAATATCACCATAAACTTTTTCTGGATTGTCTACTGAGTCTTGTTCATGATATGCACTACTACCTGTAGGAGTACCACGTTTAACTGGTCCAAGTCCTTTGGGTTTTAGATAGTTATTAAAATCAATAACAAATTGATCAACAACTTTTAAGGCGTGACTAACAATAGCAGGTTTGAGTACTGTATTTTGTGTTAGTGTGGTGTCCCAACCACCTTCGAATAAGTCTCTAATTCTCATTCGTAAATCTCTGGGTTATCTTTGCCAAAGTTACGCATTATAATTCCTGCCATACTATTAGCTTCATTTTCGTGGTCACTGCCAGTCTCTCCTGATGTCGGAGTTAATTCGCCTAACATGTCTTGTCTATAATGCACTAGTTCGTGTGCTAACGTTCTTAAAATATCTACAGGATGACGATCAGAGATTGCCAAACGTATTGACTTATCCTCTGGATTATATCCACCAAAAGAATGATGTTCTACAGAATAATCTTTGTCTAATAATAGAGAGATTTTAGGTATAGAATCAAGTCCTAATTCTTCTTTACAAAAAGAAAGAAATTTAGTGACTAACTCTTTTCGCTCTAATATTTTATTCTCAAGGAGTACGTCTTTTATTTTCATCTTGTTTGTCTTTTTTCAAACCCTTGGTATTGATGACGAGCAAGTTTTTAGCTAAACGTCTTCTCATTGCAATTGGGAATATTTCGTTTGGATCTTTCTTAAAATCTTCTTCCTTATAGTACTCTAAGCAAGCATGATTGACAGTATCCATGAACTCTTCAGGGGCAACTTTTACGCCCTTTTGGAGTTTAGTGATGATTGGAAGTAAGCGTTCCTTGTAAATATCGTCATCATCCAAGATGAATCCCATGACCTCTTTCTCTAAGTCATGCTCAATATTTTCGTTTTCTTCTTCTTTGTTATTTTTACTAAAGAACTCAAGTAATTTCATAGTTTGTTTTATCCTTGAGACTATCGTAGGGTTACATGACAGTCATCTATCATGTATTTATTTTATTTCTAACGCTACTTGAATTAGTGATTGTAGATAATTTGTTGAAAAACACCTTCAGATATGGTGACTTTTGCTCGAATCCACACGTAATTTCCACGAAAATTGTGCATTACGTTTGCATACTCTGTGTTAGTGTACTCAGTGTAAGTGCTAGCAATGTCAAACCAATCCCCAGCCTGTGGATCTGTAGCCAATGAGGCTTGGATATTTACAGTCCCTCTGAAGTTATTCACAACCCATTTGTTTGGAACACCCTGCTTTGGCCAAGGGATATAGTTAACAGTGTGTAATCCGTCACCACCTTCATATCCGTCGCCCTGTAAAGGCTCACTATAGTAAGTGAGTGTTCCAGTAGTTGCTGGCGGGTATGTTATTGATGATCCCTTAATTAAGGTTTTATTAGCATCGATCTCGCGGGTAGTAGGTGTTCCATCAGATTTAAATCCGGTGCTAAATGTAAATGATTGACTATATGCTGGCATATGTATATTTAAGCGTTTACTTCACTTTTTAAAACAAACTCTTCTGCTTTATTCAAGTGATCACTTAGAAACATCATTGCCATATTAGCAATCTTTTGGTCTTTTGCATAAAAGTATTGACCATAAAAATAGCTGTTACCTGCCACTTCTTCTAACATACTACGTACACCTGGCGGGATATGTATTCTACCATCAGAAAACTTACTTGACCATTTTAAGAAACCTTGCTTAGTGCTAAATGACATCCCAGACCCATTTTTAAAATGTATCTTAAATTTGTATCCGTTCAGTGGTAGCTCTTCACAAATAATCTTATTCTTATTACTGGTCAAATAAGCGGCTTCAACTTCAGAATTTGGACTGTGAGTTTCTTTAATGAATTCAGGTAATCCATTTGCAATGTCATTTATTAAAGATTCATTGTTGGTAAAAATCGCACAACAACTGCTTTCTGTTCTAATCTGATACTCTTTGTCTTTTAGTACTGTTTCAAGTACGTCAGCAATTTTTATTAAACTAGAACGGTTGTTAATCACAGTTTCTGAAATAGATTTTCTCCAAGAATTAGGATATCCTGGCAACGGTACTAGTTGTGTAATATAGTCGATGCCTTGTCTGTGGAGGTAACTTATACCTCCACATTGTATGACAATTTTGTAAAGCCATTTCTTATAAAATAGCTTTTTAGTTACAAAATTTTTAGTCTTCAAGGACGTCCTCTTCAGGAATAGCTAAATCTGCTTCAACAGGTAACGG